TACAAGCATATGCTGACGGTGGTGTCGTAGGCTCTCCAACTACCTTCCCTATGGCTGGTGGTCGTACAGGTCTAATGGGAGAAGCTGGCCCAGAAGCTATTATGCCACTCAAGCGTGGTGCCAATGGTAAGCTAGGCGTACAGGTAGAGGGCGGTAATAAGTCTGAAAACATTGTAATTCACCAGAACTTTAATTTCCAAGCCAACGGTGACGAGAGTGTTAAAAGGCTCATAGCAGAGTCTGCACCACAATTAGCAAACATGACACAAAGGCAAATTATGGAATCCCGCCGTAGAGGTGGTCAAATGAGAAGCACGTTTGGATAATATATGGCTATAAGTTACCCCCTAAGTCAACCAACTACAATAGGAATTGAGAGTATTGAATTACGGGCTAAAAATGCCGTGGCTCTTTCATCATCTCCTTTTACTTTTAAACAACAAGCTATTTCCCACTCTGGTCAATCTTGGGAAGCGTCAGTAAGTATACCCTCAGTACGCAGAGACTTAGCTGCTGAATGGAAAGCTATGCTGACAGCCCTTAAAGGTCAAACGGGAACTTTCTTGTTAGGAGACCCTGACTATGATACCCCTAGAGGTACTGTAAGTGGCACACCTACCCTGACAGGTACAGCAGGTAGCGGCACAGTGAGTATTACGCTTACGGGAACTTTACTGGCAGGAGATTATATACAGCTAGGGTCTACTGCATCTTCTAAGTTACACCAAGTTCTGATAGACAGGTCTGCTGGAACTGATGTAGAGTTAGAGATATGGCCTAACTTAAGACAGGGTTATACAAATGAAACTGTAGTCTATACTAACCCGAAGGGTGTATTTAGGTTGGCTAGTAATGTAACGTCTTGGTCAATAAACAACGCTAGTTCTTACGGAATATCATTTGAAGCTGTAGAGGTAGTACTGTAATGTCTCGTAGCCTTCCCTCCGAAATAACAGAAGCCCTAGATGACCCTGTATTTACTCCTTTGTTTGCAGTGGAGTTAGATTTTGAGTCTGGCGAGACTGTTGTACAATCTGGTTCTTTCATTGTAGGAGGAACTTACACTATTGTCAGTGTAGGTACTACTGATTTCACCCTTATAGGGGCAGTAAATAATAATGTAGGTACTTCTTTTTCAGCTACAGGTATTGGAACGGGTACTGGCACTGCAAGCAGGTCTAACGTGCTACGTTTGTGGACAGGTTTTGGTGACTTAAACTTCAATGGTTTTACTTGGACAGGCTCTGGTACACTGTTAAGTATATCTTCTATAGGAGAAACTACAGACATTGTTGCTAAGGGGGCAATATTAACTCTGTCAAGTGTTCCCTCTGAAGTTATATCCTTAGCTATTGGTGTACCATATCAAGGAAGACCTTGTAAAATATACTTTGGTGTTTCTGAATCATCCATGACGGAGATATTTTCTGGTTACATGGATCAAATGAACATACAAGAATCCTCTGACATGAGTGTAGTGGAGTTGACTGTAGAAAATAAACTTGTGGACTTAGAGAGGTCTAGGGTTGCTAGGTACACAACTGCATATCAAAAATCAAAATACCCAAACGACAACGGATTGGCTTTCGTAGAAGACTTACAGGACAGACAGATAACTTGGGGTAGCAAAGTCACGGGTAACTGGGCAAATCGGCTTTCTATCGTTCAATTTTCTTGATTAAAAGAGGGGCGGTTAATTGAATTATCAGCAGGAGTTCTTAGCAACTGTAAAAACAGATATATACCACTTACTCAAGTTAGATTGGGAAGAGGTAGAACACAATAAGTCTAAATTCCCTTTAGACCCAGATTGGGATACATACTACAAATTAGAAGACCTAGGAGTTCTAAAGATATTTACTTGCAGAGACTCAGAAAAGTTAGTTGGTTATTTTGTAGTTCACATTATGCCTAACATACACTCTAAGGGGACTGTTATAGCCGTAGCAGACATAATCTATTTACTTAAGAGTTACAGGTCAGGGACAACAGGGTACAAGTTATTTAAGTTTGCTGAAAGTTGTATCAGGGAAGATGGAGTTAGCACTTTGCACGTTACCACAACAGAGAAAAATCCTATAGACCCCCTAATGAAGCGTTTAGGTTATTCTAAAGTGGAAACCAAGTTCGAGAAGGTACTAAACTAATGGCTGTAATGACTTCAATAGCCGTAGGAATGGCGGCTTACGGTGTAGGGGTTCCTTTAACTGCTTCTGTAATATCGGGGCTGACTTATCTAGCTTCAACAGTTACAGGTATGATGTTGATGTCTGCGGCTACTAGCATGGCTCTCAATGCGTTAACACCTAAACCAAGGATGCCAGCTACAAACTTAGGGTACGCCGTTTCTAGTACAGGTGCGGCGTTAAGCCACCAAGTAATTTACGGGGAGACCCGAATAGGTGGGGTTGAAGTTTTTGTAAACACATCTCCGTTTGGAATCGTGGGATTAATAGCGGCTGAAAGCCTTTATTTACACCAAGTCATAGCTTTTGCTGGACATGAGATAGAAGCCTTTGGAGACATATATGTAAATGATGAGGTATATAACTCTAGTAGTAGTTATTATCCCAGAATAAAAATAGTTAAACGTTTAGGTACAGCAACTCAGTCAGCAGTAACATCCTCGGAGATAGGGGGTGTTCAAATACCTAGTGAGTGGGATTCTACCTGTACCCTCTCTGGAATAGCTTACTTATATGTTATGATGGAGCATGACGCTGACAAATTCCCAAACGGTGTGCCATCAATAACTGCCGTTGTTAAAGGCAAGAAAGTCTACGACCCCCGCACAAGTACTACCGCTTGGTCTGACAATCCAGCTTTATGTATAAGAGATTATCTAACGTCTGACTACGGCCTTGAAGAAAGTGCAGTCAATGTAGACGATGCCACTGTCAGCACGGCAGCAAATGTATGTGAGTACTTTAACTATCCTACACTAACAGGGGGGAAAAGATTTTCCTGTAATGGTGCTTTTATAGTTTCTATACCCCCCATAGACATTCTTAATGATCTCCTTACCTCTATGGGGGGCATGGTGTGGTATTCTCAAGGTAAATGGAGGATGAAACCCGCTTACTATACAGCCTCCGCACTCGCTTTGGACGAGGATGATTTAAGGTCAAGCATTTCTCTTTCGACTAGACACTCACGAAGAGACAATTTTAATGTCGTTAGGGGTACTTGGAAAGGTCCACAAAGCAATTATCAAGTAACGGACTACCCACAGGTTCCAAGTGCTACTGCTGTCAACCCTTTCCTACAGATTGATAATGGGCAAGAAAGTGTAATAGATTTTAACCTACCTTTTACAGATAATTATGTAGAAGCTAGACGAGTAGCTAGAATACTTCTTGAGCGTAACAGACAACAACTTACAGTACAAGCTAGTTTTGGATTAAGGGCTTTCCAAGTACAAGTGGGCGACACAGTAAGCATCACCAACACTAGGTTTGGTTGGACTAATAAAGAGTTTGAGGTTGTCTCTTGGACATTTGGCTTACAGGGGGAGTACGACCTAATAACAGAAATGACACTCAAAGAAATATCAGCTAGTGTGTTTGATGATATTGATGACGGTATCGTTTATGAAAGAGATAATACTACTTTAGCATCTCCTTTTGAGGTTCCTAACCTTGGCATAAACATCAGTACTGAACTAAGAAGAGTTAAAGGCAAGACTCTCGGTGTTTTATTTGTAGATGTAAATAACTCAAGTACCCTCATGGATACAGCAGAGGTAGAGTTTAGGAAGACGGGAGATACTAACTTTACACCCCTTGCCACTATAGGGTCTTTTGTGGGTACTAGTAGAGTAGAACATGTAGGCGTAGAGGATGGGTTCTACGACATAAGGGCTAGGGCTACTAACTTCTTTGGTGTTCACGGAGACTTTAACACTATAAGTAACTACTTTGTAGAAACAATAACTGCACCACCAGCAGATGTAACTAACTTTGATGGTAACGTAGTTGGAAGTAATCTGTTCTTAAGTTGGACACCAGTACCTGACCTAGACTTAGCCCACTATATCATTAGGTACTCTCACCTAACTAGCGGTGCAGTCTATTCAGAAGCTGAGAACATAGCACAAGTACCTGTAGGCAGTAGTACCCTTGCTTTACAGAATGCTGGTGTAGGTACATACTTTATTAAGGCTGTAGATGATACCACAAGTGGGTCTAACTCCTCTGTAAACCCCGCTGTGTTTGTCGTTACCTCTATAGGTATTGGAGACCTTAATGTTGTAGCTACCCTTACAGAGAACCCCTCTTTTTCAGGAGTTAAATCTGGGGTATCTATTAATAGCGAAGGATACCTAGAACTAGCAGAAAGTTTTAAGTTTGACTCTACTACAGGTAACTTTGATGATAGGTCTGGGTTGTTTGATGACTTCACTGGTTATGGGTCTTCTGGCATATACTACTTCCTAAATGATCTTGACTTAGGGCAAAAGTACACAAGCAGGCTAACCTTTTCATTTACAAGTACAAGGTTTGACAGGACAGCTAATTTTGACAGTGCCACAGGTAACTTTGATGATAGAGGTGATGGTGTTGCCCTGTTTGATGGTGATCCTACCGCCTTTAGTGATACCTCTGTTTCACTTCAGCTAAGGCATACAGACGATGATCCTACAGGTACGCCTACTTGGTCTGATTGGCAAGTATTTTCTGTATCTGATATAACAGCTAGGGCCTTTGAGTTTAGGCTAGTATTATCATCCACAGACACTAATGTTACTCCTGTCGTAAGTGCTTTGTCGGCAACAGTAGATATGCAGGATAGGACTACTTCTGGCAGTGATATAACCTTTACAGGAACAACTACTATCACCTTTGATGATCCCTTTGTAGTTACACCAGCTCTAGGTATATCCCTAGCTAACTTAACTGATGGTGACAGATACACGATAACAAACAAGACCCGAACTGGATTTACTATTAACACTTTTACTGGGGTATCAGCAAGCACCAATAGTGTGACCCTAGACTATGTAGCTAAGGGCTACGGAAAGGAACTAACATAATGTCGCAATATGCTTTTAGTGGCAATACTATCATAAACCAAAGTTTTCCTGATACTAGGACAGCTTTAAACGCTGCGTATGCGGCCTTAGCTTCTAACTCTAGTGGAGACAACGACCCTACTTCAGTAGCTGGTGGTAGCCTAGCCACAGTACAGCATCAGTGGTGGTACGACAGTACTAACAACAAACTAATGCTTAGGAATGACGCTAACAATGCTTGGATAGAGATAGCGACGATAGATGAAACCTCTGGTAATGTGTTGTCTATTACTACTCAGGGGTTGACTATTGGTGCTACCGCACTAACCGCTACAGGTACAGAAATTAATCAGCTTAGTGCTATTACTAGGGGTTCTATACTTTACGGTAATGCTTCTGGCGTTACATCAAGACTAGCTAAGGGTGCAGCCGATACTGTACTTACCTCAGATGGCACAGATATTTCATGGGCTGCTGCT